ACCCACATAAGCAGCTGTGTGGGGGCTCTGCATCCGCTCCTGCATGTCATTGGCAATGTCCGTCCGATGGGGAAGACCAAAAGAACCATAGTCGCCACGCATCGTCTTGAACGGTGACAGAATCATGGTTGTCTTGCGATGGATCGGAAGTGTCTGCCCCTGAACCTTCACATGACCTGCATCTACAATCGCCTCAATCGGATACTCCAGCTTTACGCCATAGTCACTGACATTTGCCAGGTTGTCTGTCTTGAAGAGCTTCTCCAAGCATGGGAAGAACGACTGCATCGTCTTCATTGACCACGCGGATCCGTCCAGTCTGGGCATACGATGAATTTTCATCTGTACAGATGTCGTTCTCAGATCCTTTCCCATTATGAGATGTCTCGGTGATGAATGCAGAAAAATAAACGACAGTGAGAACAAGATGACACAAAACTTCAATCTTAAGAAGTTCAATATGGACATGATCAAAGAACGGTGTGGAATGGACTCGCGGAAAAGTCCTATGATCGTGATCATTGGAAAGAAGGACACGGGCAAGTCCTTCTTGGCACGTGACCTGCTCTTCAATGTTCAGGACTCCTTTCCGGCGGGGATGGTGATTTCACCTACAGAAGTTGTGAACGAGTATTTCCAAGCGTTTGTCCCCTCCAAGCTGATTCATGATAAATATGAGCCTACCAAAGTACAGGCATTTATCAAGCGCCAGTTTCAAGCAAAGCAACGGTTCCTGAAGTCCAAAGCCTCCGGACAACCGTTTGATCCTCGAGCGTTCTTGATTCTCGACGACTGTCTGTACGCAGCCAAGGAGTGGATCAACGAAGAGTCCACTCGCTTTGTTTTCATGAACGGTCGGCACCTTGATATGCTGACCATCATCACCATGCAGTACCCACTCGGTATTACACCGAATCTGCGTACCAACGTGGACTTTGTCTTCATTCTGCGCGAGAATATCCTGGGGAATCGTCGTAGAATTTACGAGAATTACGCAGGTATGTTTCCGACGTTTGAAATGTTCTGTGACTTCATGGACCAATGCACAGAAAACTACGAAGGACTGGTCATCTGCAACAACGTATCCTCCAACAAGCTTGACGACCAGGTCTTTTGGTACAAGGCGTCCGAGCACCCGCCGTTCAGACTTTGCGACTCTTCCTTGTGGAACGATAACCGCCCTTTCCAATCCGCAATGCTCGCTGCCGACGAGTATAACTCGGCTTCAATGAGGAAGAAGAACGCCCCGCCTTCCGTTTGGGTAAAGAAGACCGGCGGCGAATAGATCCTCCGCTATCCTCCTCTTGGTCGCTGTAGATGTATTCCTGATCGTCGTTTACCGATGGCGCAGGCGCAGGCGGAGACGGTGGAGGGGGCGGCAGGGGTGGAGGGTCAAGCCACCGATTAAGTTCATCGATTGTTCTAAATCCAATCACATCCGTAATAACTCTCTTATTTGTGTCGGGTTGTATACCACCTGTAGTATACACAAATAGTCTGTTCGAAGGATTTGACAAGATCGCATAGTTATGCGGACTCGTAACGCTTTTACCTGAACCAAAGTCTACATTGTGTCCCCTCGTCACTTGACCCATATCTGGGTCAATAAACGCATGATTGGTCCTGTCGAATGTAGTGCCGCTATCTGCAAGACTGATCGGGTTTCCAGGGGTCGCCGGAAGATAGTTAAACACAACGATGTGATTGGGACTGAGCGCAAGAGCATCGGTAACACTGAGGTCATCCAGATCCACAAAATCACGAACGAGCTCTTTTCCAGTTACAACGCGGAGACGCCCGCCTTTTACCGATCGACGTGCAGATCGTACCATGCTTATTATTGTGCACCTTTTAATCGCGGTGCGCACCCTCACTGGGGTGCACCGGTGCCGCGGCATCCTCCAGCGCCTTCTCGGCCGCATTTGCCTTGCGACGACGCTCATTCTCCTCCTTCTGCGCCTTGATCGACTCCTCGCGCTGCTCCGCGAAGAAGAGCTCCTTGTTGGACTCGTTCTCCTTGTACTTGCGCATCAGCTCGTTCAGTTCCTTCTCAGCATACTCCACCTCAGGCATCAGGTGTTCCGAGGGGTCCCACGGCAGCCACGCACCCACCTTCCCAATGTACAGGTTGTCCTTCGGGTAGCGACGCTGAAGAACCTTGGCAAACATCTGCGTCTCCTCCACCGTGGCAAACGAGCGACGGACCTTGACACCGCGGATGTTCGTGCGGAAGTCAACCGTGTTGTCGTATGTCTCCTGGAGCTCCTTCTCATTCTTCAGGAGGAAGATCTGGTACTGCTCGTGGATATCCGTCTTCTTGACCTCCTCCTTGCGAACATTCACAAAGTCAGATGCATCTTTTAGCAGATCATCAATCTTGACCGAGTACTTCTTAGACAGGAATGCCATGAAGTTCTCAAGTCCCTTGACCTTCCACTCATAGTCCATCCACGAAACAAACTTCTCGAACATAAACTCCTCCTTCTGCTTAATCACCTTCTCGGGGCTGATGAAGGACACCACGCAGTACTTCTGGGTCGGGATCTCCGGGTCCTCGTCGAGGTAGTCGATCGGTCCATCCTCGTCGCGCTTAGGGAGTTCAGTGCGAGGCATTTACTCTTTTCATCGGTTCCTTTGAAAGTCCTTTATCCGCAAAGTATAAATGCCGACACAAATGTGGAATCAACAATTATTCATGGATGACTATGTGGCTGCGATCAAACCAACGGGCACCCTTGATGACTTTGTACAGTTTATCGAAGACTGGGGGTATTGGATCGGTACTCGTAATTTTCGTGATGTATTTGGTCAAATGCTCGGATTACCGACGTCGGGTCTTACACATGCGATTGTCAATATGCATTTGCGAGCAAGAACCCCAGCTGAAGAGGAACTCGCTTTGAGAAAGTTACAAATGTTCAGAGCCTTCATTCATTCGCACGGCGGGGATGATGCCGAAATGGGGATAGCCGATGATTCTGACGAAGAAGATCCTGCTCCTCCGGCTCCCCCTGCGCCTCCGGCAGCTGATGGCGAGAACCCATCTGGAGGTCGCAAGTCAAATAAAAAGACCCGCACTAAATAAATGTACGACATCTTCACCACCGCGTACCTCTTCTTTCTGCTGTGCCCTGGTGTCCTCCTGTCCCTTGGCTCCGGGCTGACAGCCGCGGCCATCCACGCGGTTGTGTTCTTTGTGATCCTGCAATATCTGTCCCTGTATGTTCCTTGGTGGGTGGTGTGGGCTGTTGGTGTACCGCTTGTAACGTACAAGGTCTATTCGGGTGGCATGTAAAAAATCTTCGGACTATAGAACCAAACAAATGGATTCTAAGCCGAAGCCCACCCCCTCTGCCGGTGTTGATATGGCCGACCTGGTAACTCGCCTTGTAAAGTACCTCCTCGAGGGTCTCGCGGTGGCCATTGCCGCCTTCGTCCTGCCTGGCAAGACGCTCAAAGTTTCCGAGGTTGGAATGATCGCCCTCGTCGCCACTGCCACGTTCGCCATCCTGGACATCTATGCCCCTAGCGTAGGTGCTTCGGCTCGTACCGGTGCCGGATTCGGAATCGGTGCCAACCTGGTCGGATTTCCTCGGGTCTAAATAATGGAGTTGCCAGAACAAGACGAAGCTGATTTATTTGCATATGTACTAGCTGACTATTCGGACACAAAGTGCCCGCGTGCGTGTATGGATCGCATCCCAGACATCATCAAACGCGCAAACCAAAGACTTTCTGGTGTTACCGTATATCGCGGTCACACCAAATTTAAGAAGACAATTGAATTTACAGTAGGACGAAAAAACTTTATGTCTACATCGCTTGCGCGTAGATCAGCCGTCAACTTCACGGATTTTGTCGGACAAAGCAACTTTGCTCAGGTAGAACCGTTGATTGAATGTTGTTTGTTCACGATTCATTTGGACGATGCGCTAGCGATTGATCTTTCTAAGGTATCGTTTGACCGCGCTTTTGCAAGAAAATTAGACCATCTTATTGCGGTTAACCCAAATCCGTTGCCCACAGATCGGGTTGAACGATTCAAACACCACCTTCGCAACGAAGCAGAGGTGATTGTGCTTGGGGGCGGGACGTTCTATCAAGATGCTGAAAAGAAAACACCTGGCTTTTTATTACTGCCGGTTCCGGAAGATCAGGTGGCGCGGAGGAAGGCGGCGATTGAGAGGGGGCGTATGTTCGATGATAAAGGAAATTCTGGATTGTATGAAACGTGGTATACGACCCCTGCTGCTGCAGGTAGACGTACTCGCCGGAGACGGCGCCACACAACAAAAAATAAATAGATACGAGCTGTGGGGATCGAACCCACGCGGCTTTCGCCAACAGATCTTAAGACTGTCTCCTTAACCACTCGGACAAGCTCGTTATGTGACCCTCAACCCAGCAACTAGGTGTGACGCCAACGTTGTGGTCAGCAACGTTCCGTAATTGTTTTGTGTGAGCTGCATTGTACCCAGAGCAAGAACGCAAACCGGACTTGATGTAGAGACGAGAGTGTAGACGATTTCTCCGAGTGTATGAGGGACACAGAATGTGTCGTAGACCCTTGATGCCGCAAAATGAACCACGTAATTGCCCACGACTGCCAGGATACCCTTGGTGACGATTGCTGCGACCCCTTCCATTTACCACTTACCTGCCACTTAGAATGTAATGGAAACAACTTCCATTTTCTTAGTACGCCACAATGGTCGTTGGATCAAGATTCAGCCCCGTCCATTTGAACCCGAGAGAATGACAACGGACATTGCATGGATGCAGATCAAAGAAAAGATTAGTGCAGAGGAAGCCTATCTGCGCTGGTTTGAGTTGCAACGTAGAATTTCTCGTGTTCTCAAGTAATGAATACAATCTTGGTCGTTCTTGCACTTACTCTCATCGTGTATCTTGTGTGGAGACTGTGGAAGCCCTACCTGAAGTCAGCACCTAAGCGCGAAGTCCAAAAGGACAAGGCAAACCTCTACTTTTTCCATACAGACTGGTGTGGACACTGTATCAAGGCAATGCCCGAGTGGGAGAAGCTCGAAGCGGGTCCTCGTACATTTGGAACAACCGAGGTGTCGTTTGTTCGCGTCAATGCAGAGAAGGATCGCGAAACATCCGACCTGTATCAAATTGATTCCTACCCGACTATCAAGCTTGAGACATCTACGGGACTCTACACATACGACAAGACCCCAACTGCCGCCGGATTAACTGACTACCTCAGGCAGACGTTTGGCAATGAATCGTGAGACATTCGCATATCCATATTCAAACAACTCTTTCTTATCGTCGTCTGTCAGCTGTTGAAGGATTGAAATCCGATCATTCTTAAACCATACAACATTATCTGGTTGGGACTCTGTTCTGACCGCCTCATACAATGTTGCAGCATAGTCTGTGATCGACATTGTTTGAAGTCGCTCAGGCGTTATATTGAACTCGGCGCGACTGATGTGAAACACCAAACACTCGGGAGGAACCACCTTGTGAATGTTATGTGCATAGACGCCGCCGTCCACATATACATTGTTGAAAATAACAGGCGGATGAAACACGAAAGGAAGACAACACGATGCCTTTAGTCCGGCAAGGACGGGTACATTTCCAGTCAGAAAAATAGACTTCCGAGTTGTCAAATTTGAAGCAAGAATATATAACTTCTGTGGAGCATCTCCAATGACAGCATTTCGTAGATCGACACCTTGTTCATCAAATGCCGACAAGACAGCCTTTTCAAATGCATCCATCGGAAACAGTGCCTTTTGCGTGGTGAATGACGTAATAGACGTCAGATTAATCGACGGAATCACGGATGACAGATTGAACCCCGTCTCAAACATTAGGCGGATCCCCGCGATTGGAATCTTGTATGCAACTGCAGTTGCGAGAACGGCGCCGGCGGAACAGCCATAGATCCCGTCTGGAAATACAAGAGGTTGTGTTTTTTCGAGCGCAGCCAATCCTCCAACCATCATTCCACCTCGTACTCCACCACCTCCGAGGGCAATTGCTCGAAACATTCTTACAATGAGTATGTAAGGATGCTGAAAGCCCGTGATGTATGGGACGAACAAGAAGATCGCCGTGAAAAACGCATGCGCGCCATGAGACCCGTGTTGAGTCAGCTCTACGGTCAAATCCGCAAACAAGCCACGCATTCACCCAATGCACCGTATATCGTCTTTGAAATTCCCGCCTACGTCTTTGGATATCCCCTGTTCCAAATGACCGAAGCCCGTGAATACATCATGAATGTATTGTCCCAAGGCGGGTACATGGTGTGGGTGATTGACGAAAAATATTTGCTGGTTTCCTGGCTTAAGACGGCAGGTAGCAAGATAAACCAGCACCGTCCACCGCTCCTCACAAACTATCGTCCCCAAGTGTACGATCCGTCGACTCTTGGAGCAATGCGTTGATCTCTGTTTGAACTCCGAGATCGAAGATCAAAAAGGAAAAATACGCCAGTCGGGAATCGAACCCGAGTCACACCGATGGCAACGGTGCATTCTACCACTGAACTACTGGTGTGAAGGATACTAGGCTGTCAAAAGGTAGATCCATTTTAGACGCCCTCAAGCCCGCCGGCTTATCTTTCTACGGAGTTTATTCTTTAACTTGTTTACCGCACGGCGTGTTCTTTTGCGACGAGCCCCAACATATGGTAGGCCTCCGTTGTGATACTGTGCTCCTACCTTTCCTGTCAGGGTAAACTGCTTAATATCTTCCCAGTTCTCAATTTTATTGCTATCCTTTGCCGCGACTCGGTGTGCCAAGGTGATGTGCGGTATTGCGTTGCTTGATCTGTAGCCATCAACCTTCAACGCCCATGCATCATTGCTCTTACCAATCTGTGTAACGGTGAGAGTCACCTCCGTGCCAGTATCTTTTGGCAATTCGGTATCTTTTTTCCCAACGTCAATTGTCATGTGGTCACCACTCCACGTCCAGCCATCCGGGAGTTGATCATCATATTTGTCGTGAAGTATTTTCTTAGACGCGGCATCTAAGAAAACTCCAGTATAGGCGATCTTGGACATCTATGTTGATATACAGAAAAAAAGGTTACATCTGCCGGGAATCGAACCCAAGTCACACCGGTGGTAACGGTGCATTCTACCACTGAACTACAGATGTTGTGATTGTGCCTGCCGGGACTTTAACCCGGATACCCAAACTCATCCAAGAAGGGTTCTAATTGATCTACAGGCACGCCCATCTTTCTACTTGACTGAAGAAAGACGATCCGTTTTGAACGGCGTTAAGCCCGCCGGCTCATTCTTTTGCGAGTCTGTTTTGGGCGTCGTTTGAACGCACGGCGACGTCTTGTTCTCCTGCCGGCGTTTACTGTGTCACCTAGTTGCATACGCCTATTTCCAATATCAACATATCGAGCAACCTCTGCAACGGCTGTAGCCGGAACATCATATGGTCTTGCAGTCTTGATAATTATACCATCTATGGGCTCAACTTTCATATCGTAGATTGTCGGTTTGACCTTCGGATCAGGATTATTACTTACATATTGATAGAGACCAACCTGCATACCAGGGGTCCCTATATGAGATTTTAAATCGTGGATAAGAGCGTTAAGGAGGCGAACGTAGTTTGCATGAATAATCTCTCCGGGTCTCATGCGGCTATGTTCATTGGTCGTTCTGCGCTTTCGCATACAGTCTATTGCCTGGGCGAGCGCTGAGGCCCAGTCATTTTTTTCTAGATAACCTGAAAGTACTGTTGCAAGGGTTTCAAAGTTGACTTCACAAATACCTGGTTTATGATAAACATTTTCTAGAAGGATAATTTGATTTAGCGCGTCAGATTTTGCCATGGCCTCGGTTGTAATCTTTGGATTTTTACCATCAGCATCTACACTACCTCTATAAACTAGATTCTTGTGCCCTGCGGGTAATTTACTAAGTACTTTTTCTAGTCGGTCTTCAACCGCGTCGCTGATCAGTTTGGTTGTTCCGGCTAGAGCAAGCATGAGATCAGCATTGTCCGGGCGTTGTAAGAACGAGCCTACAAGTGCCATTACTACCTGACTTGACAAAAAATATTCACATCTATGTAATGGTGCTTATTCACGTAGTTGATGCCAATAGGGCACCTCTTACCGTTCAAACGGGGAGAGATATCATGATTCCAGGCTCACTGTTAAAAGGTAGGCCTGAGCGACTGAGGATTCCAGACGAGTTTCGCGGAGACGATAAGGACCCCGTCGATCTACCAGCTACTTGGGCCGAATGGCAGGCTGCTCATCCACAGTATCCCCTTGCCCAGATACGAGACATTGACAGCAAACATCGTCAGTATATTTATGCGCCCTTACCGGGATTTAAACCTGTAAGTGGAACATGTGAACCAAAAGAAGATCCGGTCGTTTGTGCTGCCCGCGAGCTATGGGAAGAAACAGGTCTTGATCTACGATCGACGCCTGATCGGTTTGTTCCAACACACCGCGACTTTACCGTTACTGTTTCAGCTGACGAGAAGGCTCAGATACGAACCACGCTTAACGCACGGATCACAGAAAGAAAGGGCGAGATTTTTGCATTTCGGTGGGCTCCTCCTGGAGGACGACGCACACGCAGAAAAAATGGAAAGCGCCATCGCAAAACAAAGAGACGCATATGAGCTGTGACCATGAAGTTGTGGTCAATGATGGTGAGCGCGTGTGCACTCTCTGTGGGACGATTCTGGGATCTGCTATTGATGAGGGAGCCGAATGGCGAGTCTACGGCAATACTGAAGACGACCCGTCCCGAACGGGGACGATCACGAGCGAACTCCTTCCTGATTCATCCTACGGATCAATGATGATGCGTCGTCGGGGTGGGCAACAGTCAGAGGAAGGAAAGTCAATTGCAAAACTGTCTGCGTGGTCGTTCTCGAGTCACGGAGAGAGGTCATGGATGGGCATCTTTGATGCGATTCAGCAGTCGTGTGTACGAGCAGGATTGCCCAAGGCGATTGTCATGGATGGCTGTGCAATGTTCAAGAAGGTAGAGGATGCCCAGAAGACCCGCGGAGAAACTCGTAGGGCCCTGATGGCAGCGGCGATCTTCACCTCCTGTCGCCAGCACGACGCAACCAGGACTCACGAAGAGGTGGCTGCCCTCTTCCACGTCTCCATCCGATCTCTTTGCAAAGCACTGACTCGGTTTACGGATGGTGGATCGAACGTGCTCAATACCCAGCTGGGGATTGCTGAGCGCATCTGTGCAGAGATGGACTTGTCGGATACAGACCGTGATGCAATCGTTCTGATGCTCCAGGGCTTACCCGAGATGGAGCACACACCCAAGACGATCGTAGCTGGAGTGGTGTGCTCGGTACTGGGTGGTCAAATTGCCAAGGTCTCAGCAGCCTCGGGCGTCTCGTCGGTGTCCATTCGCAAGATTGTGGAGAAGTTTAGGGCATCGGCAAGTGCGTAATCGAATAGTCATAGATAACTAGAGAGCCCGTATTGTTTGTAATAGCAATATTGCTGGATGCCCCACTAAGGAACGTAGTCCCACTATTCGAGGACACCAGAGCCAGATTTGAATAGACACCTCCAGTTACCGTAACAAGTGTAATCTGCGCTACATAGTTCGATGACGCAAACGTGTCCTGCGCAGACACGATCGTGATTCCCTTTTTCCATGTCCCAATTGTAACTCCTGTTCCGGATGAGATTGAAACCGTCCCGCGTTTCGAAAAGAATCCACCTGTTACCTCGAGAGTTGCATTGCAGCTGGCATATCCCGCCGTGTTGCTGATAGACGTAACGCTGTTGCTGTTTGAGTCATGTGTAAAGGTAAGGACACCGTATCCGTCGGAGACTCGCATATCTCCATTGACGTCCAGCGTATAGGTACCCGGAAGAGTGTTAATTCCAAGATTTCCGTTGTCTGTGGGTCCGCCGATGCGTGTGTATCCATTCACATCTAGCGTAATGTACGTTGATGGACTTGTCAGTGCGGTTGTATTTATGCCAACCCGATTGTTCACAAGATCTCCTCTGAACAATGTATTGGATCCGCTCCCAACGAGAAGGGTGTTGGAGACAGACGTGCCTCCATTGGAAATGCCCGGTCCGATAAAGATATTGTTGGAGCCGCTGGCAATCCCGGTATTGGCACCAATGTAGATGTTTGAGTTTCCACCGTTCAGGGTATTGGCTCCGATTGAGATACTGTTTGCGCTTCCGATGGCACCAAATCCGGCACGTTGTCCAAGAAACACCGAGTTTGTTACATTTGATGTTGACCCACCGGCGCCAGTTCCAACAAATGTGTCGTTGGAGTTGCTCGAGCTTACTAGAACAGAGTACTCATTTCCCGCACCCACACCCACGTAGACGTTCGACCTCGAGTCGCCAATCTTTGCAGCGTATGCGGTGACCGTATTTGC